TTTAAATAAATTTTTGACCTTAGTATAATCTCCTATTTTAGCACCAGGAAGTCTACTGACGTATTCAAAATCTGGAAGTCTGCGAAAGTAATTTGACATTTTAATACCCTATTCCAGATAAACCTTCATAATCATTATTAAATATTGGTTCAAGTTCTTGAAACTGCATTTGCATTTCATAAGAAACCATTACACCATCAGTGTAAGTTGTATATTGACCTTCAGGTGTATAAGACACAAAAACACTTTGTAATGCACATTCTTTTATTCTACCTATGTATTTATGGTCAGCGTTTGCACCTTCAGGTCTATGTAAATATTGAATTCTAAAAGTATGTGGTGTTTTTAAAAATAAATTTGATTTGGTTTTAATTGGGGACATTCCTCTTTTAAAAAAATTTAAAATACCAATAATTTGTTCCGCTTCTTCTTTACTTCTTGCTGACATTTTAAAAATAAAACTAAAGGGTCTTAATGTTGGTGCATTAAAAAGAAGTTCCATATTTGGGTTTATAACAATACCTGCAGTTCTTGATAGTACTGCTCCACCATCAGTACCAACTGCATTAGCAGTAAAAAGAGCAGCAATACCTGTCTTAGTGCTACTATCACCCAAAACTTTTTTAAGAGATTCCCCAGCCTCTTTTACACCTGCTCCAATTCCCTTTGTGATACCTTGGAATGCCGCAGCTGCTGCTCCCGCCTCAACGGCATTTAATGGATTTTCTCCCCAATTACAAGCATTTGTATCAGAGATTCCACTGGGAATTGGAAGAACGACAGTTCCTATTATTTCACTACCAGTTCCAGTTCTTTCACTAACTGGACTCTTTCCAATGAACTTCAATCCAGAAGGTTTATACTTCAGCATTGAGAATCTAATTACATCTTGTTTGGTTGATCCTAAATCTTCTGGATATATAAAATTACCAAAATCTTTTAGGGATTTTCCTGTTCCATCAACTGCTTCTCCAGTATCTAATGATTCTACTGCTCCTGCTTCTGGTTTAGCTTCTGTAGGTGAAGTTTTCCCTGCTTCTATTCCTGTTTTTGGGTCTATTGTTCCTGGAACTGGGTTTTGTTTTGTTGCTAAAAAAGTTTTAGTATTTTCTGGTGAATTTTTATTTATTACATCTGCTCTATCGTTATTAAATTGTTTTACTCCACTATTATTAAATTCTTTTTGCAATTCTTTTCCAGTCAAATCTTTTGGATTTTTGATATTGTATCTTTTTAATAATTCATTTTCATCTGTTATTTTCCACTTATTATCTGCACCAGCCTCTGCTATTTTAACATCACCAAATATATCTTTTACAAAAACTTCTGTTTGGCCGGTTTCAATATTAACAAGTTGCTTTGTGGGTATACCTTTCCAAGGTCTTTCCACTGTTATTTGGTGTTGAGACATCAGAATACCTCCACACTAATCAAGGTGTTTAAAATATATGTCTGCTCTCTTCTAAACATAGACATAAGAGTTTTATTTATTTAGACGGAATTTTGCATAAGGTATTGCGAGTAGTTCATCAAGTTCGTTATATTTGACAATATGAAGTTTTCCTGAGACTTCTGCCCAAGTATATTGCCTTGCCTTTCTCCAATGAAAATTAATTCCTTTAAACCCCCACTTCTCCAGTGAGGTGCAGGCAATTAAGGGGTGTTGGTCATATTCTATTTCTGGTGTCTTTGGATTGTACATAAAAGTATAAAACTTTCCTGGTTCTGGATATAAAACTTCTTCTTTAAAAAATTCCATAATTAAGAGCATTAAATCTTCTGGGTCATTACTCCCTTGTTCTTCAATTTTCTTTTTAAGTTCTCTAACTCTTGCTGTGGATGAGTTGTCTATGTATTGACCAAATCCTTTTTGTGCCATTATTCTATCCTAATGAATTTTCCACCTTGTTTAAGGATATAGTATCTAGAAAGTCCTGTTTTTTCCATAGTTTCAGTCATAGATGTATAGACATTCCCATTATAAAGAACTGGTTTCCGATTAATACTTGGTCGTCCTTTCATAATTTCACTATGTCTTTTATGTTTTTCTTTATCAGTTCTATTTCTTTCCGCCATTTTTTTTATATTTTCAGTATAATATGACATTGGTCTTGGATTATTTTTTAATTTTTCTTTCCATGTATTTGATTGTTTTTGTATCACTTCTTCTGGAATTTTTTTTCCTTTCAAACTTATTTTATTTGCATCACCTATTTTTCTTTTAGTTTCTTCTGAAGTAGTTTTACCATAATTAGGATGATTTTCGCCTTTATTTGCCACACTTATTTTTTTTCTGGTTTCTTCACTTGGAATACATCCAGAAGCACCCTCACCACCATTAGTTCTGTTTCTTAAAATACCAGTTCCTAAATCTTTTCTGCCTAAGACAGAAATCATATAGATTTCGTGCTTGAATGCCTCTGCTTCAGTTAGATTTTGTTTGAGATATATTATTCTACTTTTATCTTTTGGTGGTTTTATTCTTCTATTTGTAGAATAAATCCTGTCGTCTTTACCTTTACCAATATAATAAGGAGTTTTATCTTCACGCAAATATGCGTAAGTGTAGTATTCACTCATTTATTTTTTTTTAATCTCTGTTATTATTTATAAACTAAAATAATTCCTGTTCTGTAATGACTTTAAACTCTAACATTCTATCAGCACACCATTCTTGAATTGCGGTCCATTTTGCTTGATTTATCACATAAGTATTGACCTCGTGAATAAAGGTCTTTGTTTGCTTATTTCCTTTGACTGGTGGGATAGTTTGTTTTCTTGGTTTTATTTCTATTACATATTTTTTAGTCTTATTATCTTCTAAAACTTCTATTATAAAATCTGGAAAATATCTACATATTTTTTGTTTTACTGGATTGTAATAGGGGACACAAAATTCTTCAGACCCATATCTCAAAATATTGGGAGACCTATCACACCACTGCATAAACTTAAGTTCCCAACTACTACGATATACTATATTTCCACAATCACCAATATATTTTTCAGGATTTCTTGGATGAAAATGTCCTTGATGATATTTTGAGTCACGAGGCATACCTACACTACATAATATATACTCTTAAGATATTTATAAATGCCTACAGTAAGACAGATTGCAGACATTAAATCAAAACTATTACATCCAGCATTAACATCTCATTTTGAGGTGAAAATTACCAAACCTCCTAGTCCTGAGTTTAAAAAGTTTTTAAAGGATAATAAATATCCAGATAATCCAGTTTTGGAAGATCAATTGAATTTAATGTGTTCAGAAACAATTCTTCCTGGGTCAAACTTAGCAACACTAGAACTTAATAGTGATCATACTGGTGTTACAGAGAGACATGCATATCGTAGAATTTATGATGATAGAATTGATTTTACTTTTTATGTTGATGCCGTTAATTATTTACCAATCAAATATTTTGAACTTTGGATGAAATTTATTGTGAATGAAAGTATAGCAGGATCTCCTGGGGCTAAAAGTTCTAATTATTTTTATAGAGTAAGATATCCAAAAGAATACATGTGCCCACAAGGATTGGAAGTTACAAAATTTGAAAGAACTGGGAATGGTAAATCATATACAGGAAGCACACTAACATACAATTTTGTTAATGCATTTCCTATTTCAGTATTTTCTATGCCAGTTTCTTATGAAAGTTCTTCGTTATTAAAATGCACAGTTTCATTTTCATATATTAGATATTTTATAACATCTGATATAAAAAACCCCACTACCACAGTAAGACCTGCTACTCATACTCTAACAAATACTGCCCAATTTAATACAGATCAATTTAAAGGAATTGGATATGATACATTTTCTACTGCTGATACATTTAAAACACCAGGGTTGAATAATTTTGTAGAAACTCAAGAGCAATATTACAATAGAATCTATGGAGAGGCATAAATAACCATACCTGAAATTCTATAGGACATTATGCCTTTACCAAAAATTGTTACACCAACTTATGAACTTGAATTGCCATCAACAGAAGAAACAATTCAATATAGACCTTTTTTAGTCAAAGAAGAAAAACTATTAGTAATCGCACTGGAAAGTGAGGACACAAAACAAATTACAAATTCGATTAAGACTGTTATTAAGAATTGTATTGTTACTAAAAATATTAAAGTAGAAGATTTACCGACTTTTGATATTGAATTTTTATTTTTGAATATTCGTGGTAAGTCTGTTGGTGAAGAACTTGAGGTAAATATCATTTGCCCTGATGATGGAGAAACTCAAGTCCCTGTAAAAATTAACCTTGATGATATCAAAGTTCAAAAAAACGAAGATCATACAAAGAGAATTAAAATTGATGATAATATTATGATGGAAATGAAATACCCATCACTTGATCAATTTATTAAAACTAATTTTGATTTTAATCAAAAGAATGCAATGGAGCAATCTTTTGAGTTGATTGGTTCTTGTATTGATAAAATTTTTACAGCAGATGAAGCTTGGTCTACTTCTGATGTTACTAAAAAAGAACTCGTAGACTTTTTGGAGTCAATGAATTCTTCACAATTCAAAGATATTGAAAAGTTCTTTGAGACAATGCCTAAACTTTCGCATAAGATTAAAGTTACAAACCCCAAAACAGAAGTTGAAAACGAAGTTGTTTTAGAAGGGTTAGCATCTTTTTTCGCGTAGCAATGGTCCATATGGACCTTGAGAATTATTTTCGTCTTAACTTTTCTTTGATGCAATATCATAAATATTCATTAACTGAAATAGAAAACTGGATACCTTGGGAAAGAGATGTTTATGTTGGACTACTTCAGCAGCATCTTGAAGAGGAAGAGTTAAAACAAAAACAACAGATGAGCAATGCCCACCACTAAAGCATTATCTGCATCCAAATTTTTTGGAAAAGATAGGTACGAATATTACTTAAATGAACTTCTTACTCAACAAAAAGTAGGTGGGAATGCTTTATCTAAAAGTCAAATAAAAGAAGGGTTTTTAAAAAGAAAAGACAAAATAAGTTTTGAAAAGTTTGTTGAGAAGGTTATAAGCACTAAGGCAGCAAAGTCTACTATTACTCCACCAGAAATCAAATCTAACCCTGTTACTGGTGGAGTTGGTTTAGGTTCTCGTGGTGGTGGGTTAGTAAAATCGCCTACTGAGGCATTAGAAAAATATGTTTCTGGAGTATCTAAACCCCAGAAAATGGGTGGAATTGAAGATGATATTTCTAAGATTACAAAATCTGTAATTTCAATTGCTGAAATATTATCAGGGCAAAAAAAACTTAAAGACTCATCTACTTCTTATGATAGAAGAAAAGCAGAACAGGAGAAAAGGAGTCTTGCAGAAAGTAAGTTAGAAAAAAGATTTGATGGATTAAAGAAAGCAGCAGAAAAAATACTTGCACCAGTCAAAAGTCTATTAGATAAGATAATTAATTTTCTTGTAACAGTTTTTCTTGGTAGAGTTGTATATAAACTGTTAGAATGGTTTGGTGACCCTAAAAATGCTGATAAAGTAAAAGCAATTAGTAGATTTCTTGGAGACCATTGGCCTAAACTTTTAGCACTTTATTTGACTTTTGGAACTTCTGTTGGAAGATTTGCATTAAGATTAACAAAGATAGTTGCAACAGGTGCAATTAAACTTTTAGCACAGATTTTATTATTAAGTAAAGCAAAAAAACTACGTGCTGCAGGAAGATTTTTAGGTGGTAAAGGAGGAAAAATAGCAGCAGCTGTGCTTGGAGCTACTGCTGCTGTTGGTGGTGCATATGCTCTTACTCAAGGACTTAAAGGTGATGATGAAGAACCAAAAACTTTAAAACCAGAAGAACCAAAAATACCAGGTTACGCAGGTGGTGGTAGTATAAAAATTCCAGCATTTAAAGGTGGTGGATTTAACTTTAAGGGTATGTTTGGTGGTGCATTGAGTTCTGGTACCGAAAAACCTGAAGAAATGCCGAATGGATTTGTGAGTGGTGAGAAAGGTGTAGATAAAGTTCCTGCAATGTTGAGTGATGGTGAATTTGTAATGTCTGTTGGTGCTGTACAGAAGTATGGTGTAGACACTCTTGAGGGAATGAATGCTGCTGGTGGAGGAACTAATAAACCAAAAATGATGGGTGGTAAGACTTATGCTGCTGGTGGTGGACCAATTGGTGATGTTCCAGAAGGATTATTGAGTCCCGATCAACCTTGGGTTAAAAAACCAAGACCAACAAGATGGGAAGAATTGAAGGCTAAACTTACTGGTGGTACACATAATGGTTCAACTTATACATCTTACGTAAATTTAAGTGGTACTGATGCTGACAAATTAATTGAGAATTTGAAGAAAGATCCTCGTGGTTATCCACAGGTCGATATTAATGGTAAGTATGGTGGAATGGAAAATCTTCAAAAATATCAGAAGTGGTTAAAAGAAACTTACTTACCACAATCAAAACTCACTCCACAACCACAATCAAAACTCACCCCACAACCACAATCATCTACTAAAATTGGAAGTGCTTTAGATAATAAACCTAGTGGTGGGTATCTTGGTGATTATATGAAAGACAAAGTTAAGATGAGACAAGCAACCGTCTTTGAAAGGACAGGAGAATCTCAGCGTTTAAAAGATCTCTTAGGTGTTCGCACCAATGCAGAGGCAGCAAAAATAGTAAGTACTGCTGGAAATAAAGTTCCTGATGTAAGTGGATTGTTAGGTGATAAAGAATTTAGTAGATTTAATCAAGGAGCTTTTAATAAATTTAGTGAGGGTGCTGATGAAAAAACATTTGGAGGATTGAGAAGAATCTATCAACAGCATTTTGGTGTTGGTGAAGAATTCTCTAAGATGATGAGTGATAGAGTTGATGCGAAAATGCAGAGCAGATCTACAAAACCAATAAAACCTAGTACCAGTGTAAAACCTAATATTGAACCAATAAAACCTAGTACCAGTGTAAAACCTAATATTGAACCAATAAAACCTAGTACCAGTGTAAAACCTAATATTGAACCAATAAAAC